CTTTTTTTTTTTTTTTTTTTTTATTCTTACTACCCATTTATCTGACTCCTTGTCATAAGATACTCCTGTTATCCCCGAAGTATTATTTCTTCTTTTTGGTTTATTCTTACTATTTTCCCGAGGTGTTACTAATCTAAGATTGATAATACTATTATTATAAGTATCTTGATCAATATGATCAATTTGCTCGCGAGGATATATTCCGTATTCAGAATATCAAGCCAGTTTATGTAAATGATATTTAATTTGGTTATGGGTTAAACATTTATATCTACTAGTTGTATTATCCCCTATTGGGTTATCTAGATTTCTATGAATCTTTGCTTTTATCCAATAAAATTCTCCAGTAGATTTATTATATTTAACCTCCTCTTTAAGTTTTTCCAAAGCCTCTGATTTCTCCTCTGTATTATATTTAATAGTGCTCATATATCCCAGGGATGTATCTTATGTTTTGAATAATCGGACTTACCTACGTTGTAACTCTGTACATTTTCACTTGCTGACATAACACAATATTATTTTATTTGTTTTGAACTCATTTTTATAAAACTCCCGTGCCATCTCCACGGTTGGAAACACCCCATCGCCCGGGGTCGGATAATAAGAGGTACGCTCCCCTGCGTTTACTGCGATGACTTTTAAGATAGTAACCATTTTAATTTAATTGTTTTCTAAGTTAATACGTTCTGTTAGTTCTTGCATGCCCGTTTCTGTAAGTTGGCGCGTGTAGGTCTGCCCCAGCATACCGATAAACGGTTTGCCATCCACGTACATGATACGCGATACGTGTTCAATGTTGATATACTCTACTTGTAATTCACCCTTAACTACGAATGTCAGTTTAATAAAATTTCCACTTTTCATAATCTTTTCCTTTTATATACTGTAATAACAAAAACACTTCTTTAATTTTCCAACGCCTCGACCATTTTCCTAAGCTCTCCGCGACTGATTGCAATACTGAAAGTCTCCGTTAACTTCTCCGTGATTACCCATGTGCCGTTAAGCTTTTGAAAATACGCCTCGTTGTTGCTCGGGTTGTTGAGGTTCACCGTCTCGCCCTTACCGGGCTTGTATTCTGCAAGGCTTGCAAGCGTTACCGCCGCTTCCTCGGGTGTACCTAAATGGACTTTCATAATATACCTTTCGGACTCGCGCGTTACTGCCTCAATGGTTATTGACCCGTTGGTATCAACCAGCTTGCAAACGCCCATGCGGAAGGACTTTAATACGTCCGGCTTACCTTGACTCGTAATCTGCGAAAACATTGATACACTCGTAAGAATTAACACTGCTAATACTACTAACTTTTTCATAATCTTTTATTTTTAAATTGTTATTATTTCCTTTTGACATTACAAATGTACGGCAAATAATGATAGGTTGTATATTCCGTTAACACCATTTAAGAAATAAATTTCATTTAGTTATTCTGTTAACAGTTAGTTAACATTTGGGGGTCTTTTGCACCCCCTCTGTTATCACTCGTTAACAATACGCTCAAACCCTCGTGCACGGCCGATACCTAATACTGGTCTCGCCTCGGCTGCACGTTTCCAGCCCGGTATTTTAGACATGATAGCCGATATCTCGCGGCTTTCCTTAGTGGTTACGCGCCCCACCTCCATCTCGAACACATCCGTAGCGATTTGCATGTTAGACACGAAGTCCATTTTTTCCAGTGTAAAATCTTCCGGGTCTATCTTCGATGCATCGTACTCCCTAAAGTACATGCGCCTTTCAGTCACATACATACGTCTCCAACCTGCCGGCACAAGCATATTCAAATACGCTTCTACTGATGCCGTACGGGGGTCTGCCTCGAAATGCTCTTCTCGTCCTTTCTCGGCGATTTCCTCGGCTTCACGGGATAACAACGTACTCACTTTTCGGAAATACATTTGTACGGCTTCCGCCCATAACTGGTTTACGTAATCGTCGAAGCCCTTCTCGAAGATAAGATGCGTATTGGCGTTCGCCTTAACCTTCACGGGCAAAAAGCGTCTGCCGCCCGTATCGTCTTTTAGAAATTCGTCCCGGTTCGTTGTGCCTATAAAGATACACTGTCGGGGAAAGTTCTTGGTAACACGTCCGTATGCCGGTCTAAAGCTGTCCTCCGTTTTAGAAATAAAGTTTTTCACGCCCTCAACTTCTGAACGTCTCATTGCTGACAACTCGGCAACCTCCAATATCCAGTTACCCTGCAATTGTTCAAACGCTCCCTTACCGTCCATGCTTGAAAGGCTATCAGAGAACCAGTGTTTACCCAGCTTTCGGATAAATGTGCTTTTCCCTGCGCCCTGCTCGGACTGTAACACCAACATGCTATCAAACTTGCAGCCCTTTTGGAAGATACGCTTAACTGCACCTACCATCATGATACGGAATGCCTCACGGGTATATATGTTATCTTCCGCGCCCATGATGTGAATTAAAGCCTTATCAACTCTTTCGACACCATCCCATTTTAACTTGGTTAGATATTCCTGCACGGGGTGGAAAGAATTCATTTCCGCGGACAATGCTATAGCGTCGTCAATCTTCGCGCTATTCGATATGCCGTAAATGTCCTCGATGTGCTTACGTACGCCCGAATAGTCCACGTCCTGGAAGTCCAAAGAGGTATCTTTCGCGCGCCATAGAGGTACACGTGTAACAACCCGGCGTTCCTTGAAAAGGTCTCGTGCAATAAGCCCCCTTAAATTAGGGTCATACTTCATTATCAAACCGAGGTTCTTCGCTGATGGTAGGTAAGCGCCGCGCTTATCCGTTTCGAGCTTCGCCATAGCGTCCTCATACGTTGTTGCCACATCAGCATCCGTTGCCTCCTCTACTTCTATAGCGTCGTCGAAATCGTCCATTACTTCGCCAGCCTTAACCGCCAACATCCGGGCACGTGCCGCTGCTACCTTTGGGTCCTTGTTTACAAGTTCGTTCATAGCCTCGGTGGAGTTCTTTCTATCCGCGCCCTTATCCAGTTTGCCGAACTTGTGCACACGTACAAGGTCGTAGGCGTTAAACACGTGGTTGCCTTGTATCGGGTCATTGTTATGGAACGAATAAGCGAACATATCATTAAATGTAATCATGCCGCCCGAAGTTGACCCTCCCGTGTAAGTCCATCGGTCCTCCTGCTCGGTAGGTTCGTACACATCTGGTAGGTATTCCGCAATAACCTCGCTAATCGTGTATGCTCTACAGAAGTCGCCTACATTACCTTCTTTTAATGTGGGGTCCTGTTGTTCTTTAGCAAGCGTCCGGGCTTCGCCTTTCTCGTCCTTGTGGTATGCCCATTCGGTTGTATCGCTCCAATCGTCGTACATGCCCAAATATTTCTGCACGTCCAAAGGGTTTTCATTGAGTGCCGAATAATCTATGAACTCATATTCCACGTCTTTGGAAACCGACGGGAAAAACATGCAGCGCTCGGGTTGAAACGTCGTTCTGTCGTACAAGTCGATACCCGTCAGCTCTGCGACCTTTCGGGCGATAGATTCGTATTGCTCCCCGTCCACTGGTTCGGACAACGGAATGATAACACGGTAACGGAGCGTATTTGCCTTCGGGTTATGTTTGTGCGTTCCATGAATGATACATGCGCAATTGATAACCGAGTAGAACATTTCGGGGAAATTCTTCTCCCCATAGTCAACATCAAGCGCCAAAATAGAGTGTTCCCCGACATTGTTTTTGTTTCTACGGCTGCCAAACAACTCGCCGCCTATGAATGCACCTACGTCTTTAATGTTACCCTGCTCGGCTTTGCTCGCGCTTATAAACTCCCGGTACGTCTCATCCGTAACCTTTGCCCTTGTCAGCTTCTCGGTTAACTCGTCCCATGAGAAGGAGCGGTTTTTCCATGAAGTAGATTTCGCGCTGCTTGCTGTAGCGATTTTAAAAACCATTTTTCGTAGATCCATAATTTTAATCTTTTTTGTAATATTCAGTAATATATCCTGCTGCTCTTAGAGGAATGCCCCTTGCCCAACTCGGGGCACTGCACATGGCATCACTCATTATTTGCAGCGTCTTTTCTTCGTTTCCGTCCTTCGGTATCTCGGCGGCTATCTCATCGTGCACATGCAGAACGATGTTAAAGCCCAAATCGAATACCTTAAAAATCGCATTTGCCAGCAAGTCACGGGCTATCGCCTGCACAACGTTCTCGGTTAGCTTGCCCCCATAGGTGTTTAGCTTAACCCATTTCCCGGAAGTTTGGTCTTGTCCCATATAGGAGATGTCCTCAACTTCAAACGAGCCGTTAACGCCTTCTATGGTGCGCCTCCCCATTCTTGCAGACGGATAGAATAGCTTTCTACCGCTCGGTAGTTCGATAGTCATTGCGCCGCTCTCATATCGAAAAATAATACTCGAAACATCGTCTATCCTATAAACTTGTTCGCGTCTCGTTCCGATACATCTTTTGGCGCAATCCTCGAGCGAACGCCACAAAGATACTATTTTTTTATTAGCTTCTCTCCATTTTGACAATATTTGAGGTTTTTCTTCGTCTTTTAACGCTTTTTTAGTGTCCATTGTAGTAAGAGCGTTTACTCCGCCCCCATACCCTAATGCAAGCTCCGCGACTTTCCCTCGTTGCCTTAAGTCGTCGCCTTTGTGTACCGGGACACCGAACATTTTAGATGCCGAGGCGCAATATATATCAGCCTTCGGGTCGTTAAATAAGTCTAAACGCCATTGCTCATTAGCAACCCAGGCAATTACACGTGCCTCAATCGCCGAGAAGTCAGCTACAGCGAACGTGTACCCCTCGGGGGCGATAAACGCGGTACGTATAAGCTGCGAAAGTATATGTGTAGGCTTGTCGTATATAACTTCCATCATATCCAAATCGTGCAGTTTTGCGAGGTCTCGTGCCCCATCAAGGTCTTCGATATGGTTTTGCGGTAGGTTCTGTAGTTGAACCAAGCGCCCAGCCCAGCGCCCGGTACGGTTAGCCCCGTAGTAACGGAACAAACCTCTGATACGGTTGCCCCTCCCGGCGCTTGCAAGCATGGCGGTGTATTTGGCGTTCGACGTTTTACCTATTTCCCTGCGGAGGTCTATAACGTCTAACACTGCTTGCTTATCCTCGTCAGCAACGTTTTTAAGGCTCGCTATGGTCTTTATCACCCCCTCGATGTTAGTCTTATTGAGTGAGTCGATAACCACGCCTGTACGCTCTTTAATGAAGCCTTTTAACTGTGGCATGGACTTTAGAGAACTTAACCCGAATTCTTTTTCGGCTTTTTCGGTAAGACGTGCCTTATATTCTTCGTCCATATCTTGCGCGGCGTGTGCCAAATCAAGGTCTACCAATATACCGTAATCGTTTATACGCTGGTCAGCGGCATAAATGCGCTGCTCTTCTTCCGGGAATTCAAACCGGGACAACTTACCGAATATCTCCTTTTCCGATAGCACATCATATCGCAAGTAATCAATGAACTCCTCCCAGTCCTCGGGGGCGTGTTCGGGCAAATTACGTGTGCGGCCTCCGTTTGTTTTAGTAGGTTTGCACGGAATTGAAAAGTAACGGATAAGGTTTTTGCCCGTGCCCTTCTTCTTATCGTCCAGGTTCAGAATATTAGATACGTCCTCCAGTGATGCAGGCATACCGCAATACAACGACATGTTAGCCGTACAGAAAAAACGCATAGGGCTTATGTCGAACCCGTACTCGCGCAAACATATACGTTCAAACGTAGCGTTGTGTGCTACTATTACAACGTCCTCGTTGTTCTGTACATACGCGAACAACTCGTTAAACTCGTCAAGTCCTCCGGGCTTCGTTAAGTCAACGATTGTAACCTCCGTGTCGGTGTCCCACATATAGCCGCAAAGAAGAATCTCGAAATTCTCGTCCTCACAGTATTTATAGTTACCAGCTTTTTTAATGTCTGTAGTACTGAAGGTTTCCAGGTCAATGAATAAATTTCGCATAATCACTTGTTTTAATCGTTATTGCCATTATAACGGCAAAGGTACGACAATGTTTTTAATAAACAAGAAAAAAAGGCTATCAATTGCATTTATTTAACAATTGATAGCCCTTAGACTAATTATAAACCGTGGTTAGGGTGAAATCCATATTTTATTTCAGCTTCAGTGCGGGCGGCGGCTTCTTCCAGGGTCTTAAAACATCCGAGATGATGTTTTTTGTTATTTACTCTTATATGAGCTATGTAACGTTTGGTTGTTTTGTGCTGATACACACCCGGATATCCAGTTTCATTCTTTTTGTATAGCGATAGGTTTCGCGTATTCTGCTCCTTAGTTACTACCCTTAAGTTTTCCAGTCTATTGTCTGTACGGTCGTGGTTTATATGGTCTACAAAGAGACCAACCCCTACCTCTATCCCGGATAGAACCAGTATTACCCGGTGTACCGCGTATGATTTACCCCTTATATTCACCAGTAGATACCCGTACCTACTATCCCGGCTTCCAGCCTCCAGGCCTTCTTTCATATGGTTTTTTTTTAGAAGAGCTTTCCACTACTTGGCTCGTAGCGGAAAAGCCCCATAGCGGTTTCATACGTCAGCATATCAGTCCGCAAAAATAGGTGAATAAAATATGAAACCCCGTTTTTCGTTAAGAATTACGTATGTCTGTTGGGGTACCTCATATGATAGCCCATGACCCATTGCAAAGGCATCGTATCCTTTTAATGACCCATTAATGCAAACCTCTTTTGTATAAATACTTGAATGCCAGTGACCCAAAAAGGCTTTATCAATTTTGATAACTTGGTTCATTTTACCGAACCATCTTAGCATTGCCGGGTATATGCCCCCAACACCGCCCGAGCTTCTAAACTGAAAACCGTGTGCAAACAAAATTTTCTTTCCATAGATATCGAGATATGCCAAATCACCTTCTGGAATCACGTACTCAAATTTTGTTAGCCCCATCAAGGTAAGCGTTTGTTCAATGTCCTTGTATAGGAAATACTCAAAATTGAGCGCAAAACCGTTATTAAACTGTAAACGCTTCGTTGTTCGAGAGTGATTGCCACAGATACCTACTACGATAATCTTTTGAAGTTCGGGCAGTTCGTCGTGAATAGCTTTTAAGCCCGAAATGATTAGATTCTTTACGAATGCAACACCCTGCATTGGGGACAGCCCATTTGTCTGCGCCAGCTCGTCATGTATATAACCGCCTATCATATCGCCAAGCAAGCCCAATACCAGGTTATCTACGGGCTTCTTTTTAATCATGTAGATGGCGTTTGAGAAGAAGTTCTTAATACGCTGTTCGGAGATTTCCAAATTGAACTCATTCAGCCCTAAAACCGTGGAGGCTTTCACCGTCTCCTCGGCGTGCCAGTCGGATGCGATAAGAAAACCAGTGTTACCCTCATCAAGTGAATTTTTTGATTTGGTTTTAATCTCAACCAGTTCCACCGGGGCAACGTCCTTCTTCAAACCTATAAGGCTCTTTAGCTCTTCTTCGTTGAAATAGCTTTTAAGTTCCTCTATCAATGGGTCTACCTCAACAATGGGTTGTTGTACCGCTACAACCGCTTTGCCCTCACGAGCTGCCCAGTATGCCTTGTTGACCTTATTATACTTTTTCAACGGTTTACCCGTTGCCTTTGAAATTCTAACGCCTTCTGCGTTTACATACGAGTCGTATTTTCCCACTTTTTCTTTTTATTTTTGGGCGGCTGTTACACCGCCCGGCTATTAATCTGTTTGATTGAATTGTTAGTTGAATAAATCGTCGTTCTCGTCTTCAAAATCGAAATCGTCAATGCTTGTTCCGCCGTCCAGTCTTTCGTCGTCTTTGGTCTTCTGCACGCCGTTCAAGCCTACACCAATACCGTACTTCCCGGTAAACTCATAAGGGTAGAATGATACGGCTACATTACCCCAGGAGCCGCTATAAACCTCGTTCGGGTCTGTGATGTACTGTTTTCTACCGTCGATTACGATAGGTGCGCCTTGCTTCTCTTTACGCTTTGCGTTGATAAAGTAGCAACCTTGATACTCTGCGCCGTCTTTTTCTTTGTCCCCGTCTCTTAACGGGTTCGTCCATACCCTCGGGTCTTTACCGTTCAGTTTCGGGTAACGGACTTTCAACCCCCTAAATTCTTGTTCTATAGCTTCCTTAATCTTTGGGACTTCCGGGCTATCCTTCGGAATCAATAAGCATACACTGTAACTTGCTTCTCCTTGTCCGTTGACTTGTTGCGCTTCAAACAATCTAACATAACTCAATCTCACGTTCTTAATCATTGCTTTCATATTCTACAGTTTTTGTTTTTGCCCTCTAATCGGTTCGGGCGTTCCGTTTTTAATTTGATGGTGCAAAGATAACAAATAAATCAATAGACTGTTTACTCTGTTAACCTTGTTTAACTTTAAAAGTCTTTGGTGCTATTGAAATGGCATAGTCTAAGTCTCTTTGGTCTGCCGCCCATATGATAAACTTCGGGTCATTTTTGTAGCATGTTCCAAAGGCACGTCTATTTAACTTTTTGATAGCTTTAGTCTCGTCCGCGCTGAACCCCCTTATAGCTACCAAAAGATTTTGCATGTCATTAGAGGTTTTTTCGAGTTCTTTCTTGCGCCAGGTACGGAATTGCTTTTTATTCCAAAACTTGGTTCTTTTTTGAATCTCTTTCTCTGTTAAAATACCGTTGTTACTTTTCATACCGTTTTGTTTTTGAACTGATAATGCAAATATAACGCTTTATCTGATAAGTTGGTTCTTTCGTTAACTTCTTTTATGAATTTAATTCATCGAAGTCATCTATAGTTGGGCTTAGCTCCTCGCGCTTATCGCTTTCCGGGGCTAATGTCGGCAGTCCTTGCAGCTTGACTATCAGACCGTCAAGCGTTGCGGCGAGCGGTTTCTTACCAACCAGGCGTTCGAGGTCTCCGATACCTTTCAACTTTCTGTTAGTTACGTCCTCGGTAGATAACCCGATGGCATTTAGCCGCTCTATGGCTGTTTCCGTGTCGTTTATGACACGTACCGACCTTCCCTCTACGAGTTTCCACCCCTTGACCTTTTTGCCCCGTGTAGCGGCTTGCATCGCGAAAGTTTTAACGGCTGCCAGCCAGTCGGTGAACATATCGGACTTGCTTAATATATCGCCTATCTCGTCAAGCGTTAATGCCTTGGTGTCCCCGTAGGTCTCGAACTCGTTAACTAAAGCATCTTTCTGTGCCCTGCACTGTGCTTTGAACTTACAGAACTTGCAGTGGCTGCCTACTTTGGCTTCCCCTTGTCCTGCCCATGCCTTTTCGGCCGTCGGGCGGAGTACGTGTATCGCCCAGTGGGTCAAATCACGTGCGGACATTTCAAATACCGAGTAATTTCCTAACCGTACTTGTGCGATGTGCATACGTACCTTTTCAATCTTCGCGCGGTGGTGCTGTTCCAAGGAGTTAAGCACTCCGATAGCGTACATCATTAATTGGCTGTTCCCGTTAGCGTCTACTTGTACGCCCTTACCATACTTTAGGTCTATGATGTTTAGAACCGTCTCGCCTACTATGTCACAGTCACAGCTACCGAAACACTCGGGAACGTACGTGGTTAGGTCGAACTTTCGCTCTATACTCATTTTAGCGCCTTCTTCAAGTTCGTATATGTCACACACGTAGCAAACGTAATCGGTAACGTAGTGTTCCATTTCTGAACTATAGTATTTGTTGTTACGTATCTCGTCGGGTACGGGCAATTCGTCCAATAACGGCAGATATTCCCCGGCTAAATACTTTTCTATTGCGTGCTCTGCCAGCTCGTGCGCTACCGTTCCCTCTTCCGCTGCCGAGCTACTCGTGCTCTCATACGGTTCTTCTAACCGTGCGGACGGCGTGCAGTTAAGCCAGCGGTGCGAGCTGCTCGGGGAAAGCAGGGCGTGTGCCCTACTTGTGTGGTCTACCTGTACTTTCATTCTTTTTAATCATTATAGGTTTCGATACGTTGTTTCAATAGCTCGTACTTCTCGGGCTTGATACGCATAAGGGACGCGCCGCCGAACTCGAGCATGATATCCGTTAATTGTGGACGGGTGATTTTCCCGGCTTTCATCAAATCAATCATGAACGCCTGCATGTCCTTTGCCGTTAGGGGCTCTTTTGAGGCTTTCTCCGGGGCTTTCTCCTCCTCGGTGGGAGCTTGTACGGGTTCGGGATCAATCGTTGCTTGTGGGGCTTCATTTACAGCCTTTGGCTTTACAGCCTTTGACTTTACGGGCTTCCCGACAGTTACGGGTTTTCCGATTTCTTTTTTCACTTCTGCAATAGCGTCTGCTATTGTTTCCTCTGCGATAGCTATCGCTGTGGCTTCGGGATTTGCTTCCTTCTTAAATTCTTGAACGGGTGCGGTGGTCTGCGTCGGTTCGCTAAACGTCGGTACGCTTGTACTGTTTACGGGGCTTTCTGTAGGCGCTGACACAGCATTAAGCGGTGCGCTTCCAAATAGACGGTTCATTAGGTCATTTACAAATTTCACTTCTTGTGCATTTGTAACGTCAAAATCGATTGTTAACGGTGTAATCTTCATTTTCTTTTTTTTTATATGGTGAATAATTAATTTATGCTTATTTGATTTGCTCGGCTTCCAAAATGGCTTGTGCAACCTTTGCCACCGTCTCGTTATAGAACCCGTCCCACTCGTCACAGTAGATATACATCTCCTCAACGTTCACGGGGTATTGCGTTCCTTCCATTGTAGATACATAGTAAGGGAGTATAAACCATTCAAACGTCGGCATTTCCTGCACTGCGTCAATAACTTGGTATTTGTTCTTTCTCGCGCTTGCCTGCAAGTGCTTTTTCACTTCGTCGATAATAAACTTTTGCTCTTTCATAGCTTTATATCTTTAAATTGTTGACGCAAATATAATGCTTTTGCAAATACGTTGGTTCACTTGTTAACCTTATTTAAGAAAATAGCTTCCATAAGGTCTTGCATGTGCTGGTATTTCATACCGTTGTATTGGTATGCTTCGAATCTTCCGTTATGGCGTACCTCTGAAAAGGTATCGCTATACCTGTTGCCTGCCTCGTCTATAAATACTAATATGCGGCTTTTCATCTCGAACTGACCGGCGGTCAGCGTTTCTCTGAAAATTAAATCAATTGCTTTCATACTTCGCTTCGTTTTATACGTTAATACAATGATAACAAATCTACGTTCTTACTTGTTCACGGTTATTTCCAGTTTAATGTCTTGGTGACCTCTTTTCTTTTTAGAAAACTATTCGGTGTTTGAATCCCTTTCACTTTTCAAACTTTCCCTTTCGGGTATCGTGTTCTTAGTTTCGGTAAAGAACAACCTTGTTTCCTTTTGACATTGCAAATATACGGCAAATGTCAATGGGTTGTATCTTTTTTGTGCTAATAAACCTTAATGAAAAGTGAAAAGATGTAAAGAAATGGTCTGTGTGAACTAAAGCGCTGTTTAGCAGTGTTTTATTTTACACAGACACAGACACACACATGTTTTCATAAACTTTCATTTCGGATATAGTAGTTTTTACAGTTCGTTATATAGTGGTAAATGCTATTTTCTCCAGAATAATGTTTTAACCCCTTTTTACTGTGTAGTCTGTGTAAATAGAGATAAGTAGCTAATATAGAGATGGTTATTTTACACAGAGACCTACACAGACTAACTTTTTGTCTGTGTAAGCTGTGGTTAACGAATGTGAACAAAAAATGGAGAACTGTTAACAGCCCTCCATTTCTTAATTATTTTAACTTTACCGCTATGTCTATATCTATCTTTGTTTTGGGGTTTTTGTTTGCCATGTCGTGCTCTATAGCCTTGACCCCCCATCTGAAAAACAAGAACTTTTTCTTTCGGACTGTGATAACTCCCGTTATCGTGTCCCTACCTTGGTAGCTTAATTCCGTACTGTCTCGCTTAACCCTTGCCTGTATCGTGTTCCATGCGTCCCGGTATTCAGCTATAAGCTCCCCGGCTACGGTATCGGTACGTACCACCTCCCTTATTACTGTCTTGGTAACGGTACGGGTTGCGGAAAGCGCATCCTTCACCCGGACGTTAAGCGCGTCCACCTCTTTATATAGGTCTGCGTTCGTCTTCTTTAGCTCCTTGTGCGACATCTCTAAAGCTTTACGCTTCACTGCCGCATCTCCGAGCTTTGTTTTGTACTCTATCTGCGCATCGTTCATCGCCTCAACGTTGCGTTCTAAACGTCCTATCTCGGCTCTTTGCTTCCTTATGGTGTCTACCATCTTGGTTACCGCACCAAACAGCACCATAAGGACCGCAAAGCCTATAATTATCTTTTGTAGCTTATTCATAGTGTATTGCATTAATACGGTTCATCCACCCCTTGCGGTATTTCTCGTTTTTGGGTCTCGCCTTGCATATCTCGTCTATGAACTTTGCCCTATCATCTTTAATCATTTTAAAGAGCGTAGCTGCGTCCATAGCGTTAAGGGCTGCAATGGTCTGCTTACCTACGATACCGTCCGCTTTCACGCCCAAAAGACGTTGTGGGCGCTTTATACCGTGCGAACCGGAAGCCCAAACCCAATCAACTAAGATATTGGCTACTGATTGGTTTTTAATCTCATCAGCTTTCCACCTATCCCAGTACAAGGACTTGAAAACATCGTGCCATTCGGCATCGGATATGTTTTTCAAGTCGTCAACGGTAGGGGCTTTTTGCCCCTTCCGCTTCTTGTATTCGGTGAAAGTACCTATAGTTATACCTTTGTTGGTTGCGCCCCCTAAGTCATCGGGGTCATTAACGAAACCACCCTCCCACTGTAGGATGAACGGTACTAACTTACTGCTGTTCGCCATCTTCTTTCTCCTTTTCTTCTAAGGGTATTTCAAATTCTCCGTCCTTAATTTTTTTCTTAAGTTGGAAATACTTGCTATTTGCTATATTATTTAGCGCTTTCACGAATTCATTTCCCGGCTGCACTACCCTAAGGTTTCTTGTTATGTTACGCGTGTATATAATAAGGAATATACCAGTGAGCACTTTAACTAAAAGCTGATAGTCTATCTCGGGCCCCAACATATTACATGTTAGTGCTACAAAGAAAAGAATTGCATTCGTTAAAAACAGCTCCTTAACCGCCTGCATGGTCTTTTTGTGCCTGTAGGGCTTTCCTTCTGCCCGGTCTGCCAAATAACCTGCCAACCAGTTCAACGCGGTAACGATAACTACTAAAAATATAAAGTCCCGTATATCCGTAACTACTGCAAGAACGGTCACAGCAAAAAACGTGCGGAAATAGGTCTCTAATTGTTCTATCACTTGATTAACCCTATACGGGTGTTCGATACTGTGCACGCCTCTATAAACCCGTCTGCCTTCATTTGGCATATCAACGGCTCTATAAAAAGGTCTGCTTTGCCCCGTTCGGCTTCAAACCTTTTAACCTTGCTTGTATCGGGAACTACTACCGAGCCGCCGTAGGTCTGAATCTTCATGCCTGTGCTCGTACTGTTTTGGTCTGCTATCTGTAGATACCGCGCGAACGCGTAGTAGCAAATAACCTTTTCAAGTCCTGCAAAGTTAGGACCGTCCGGGATATACTGCCCGGGTACAGCCTCGTACATGCTGTTTACCTGGGGTAATATATCGAGTAGGTCTGCCTCAAAGAATGCTTTCTCTATCTTGTTGTCTTTAACGTCCGTTGCTATTTCAAACAACTGGCGAAACAACGCTATTGGGTATGCCATCTTCTTCCTCGAATTTATTGTTAATTTCTGTAACCGACGGGTCAACCCCGAACACTTGGTACAACTCGCGCGAAATGCGTTGACGTATCTTTTGCAAGCTATTGCGATAGACCTTTTGCAGCTCTTTTATGACCTCGCCCGAAGCATTAGAATAGGTCATCAGCGAACTGTCAATAAGGGGTAACGGAATGTTATATGCCGATATAGCAATGTCCTTTCTAAGGGGTTCCACATAAGCCTTGTAGAGTTCCCTATCTATAGGACTGCCTAACTGGTCTACCTTGATAAACGGTTTGTCCGTGGCTACGTTCTCGTCTCTTACAGTAAGAACCGAACCCGCGTTCTCGCTACCCATCATATCTGCCAGCGTATCGCGAAATTCCTGCTGCGCCTGCTCGGTCTCGAAATCACCGTGCGACACAATACTACACATGTGGAATCCCCTACCCAAAGTACGGTTAACGTACTTGCCGTTCTTGTCTTCCGCGCCCATCTCGTTTCGTACCGAATGGAACGTACTAAGGGGATACGGGCGCGTTGTTCCAAGGTTCACATATAGTAGCTGCCCCTTATGGTTTTCAATACCGCCGCACTCCTCAACCTCTGATGCGAAGTTTTCCGGGTCGTAGGTCGGGTATACTGTGGAGTTCTGCGCACTGCTTGTTGCTTTGACGTTCTGTCTATCCCAGTTATTGAAAACGCGCCATCTCTTTATGGCTGGGTCTTTCAAATAGTTGTCGTTCATCTCGGCACGGACATATTCAAACGGAACGTTGTACACGTTTCGGGGCTTGTAACCTTCGGGTGTCAGCCCGTATTGTACTATCCAAGCCCAGCCCCTAAAACGTGCAACATCGTTTGCCGTAGCCTCTAAAACATCGTCCATGTTACAGCCGTTCCCGTTTGTTATTGCCGCGAAATCCTTGTTTTTGAACCCTTCACAAATAATGTTTTCGGTCATTTTCTCAACTGCGGCTGTGGCTGTCTTGGAAGCGTATATAAGCTCTGCTATTTCCTGCGGATATAAGTTGCCATCCCCGTAGTTAATAATCTTATCGCCCGTATTAGCGGACAACTTAAGCGCCTTTTCGACAACAAGCGCGAAACGTCTGTAACCTATCATATTTAAACCTCCTCTTTATTGATTTCTACGAAGCAATCGGCGTAAGCCGGGTTTTCAGTCATGAGGCGTTCCGCGATTTCGTCTGTCATGTTCGCGCTCTTATACACGACACCGTCGACGTAATGCACGATACGCGCGCCGGGCTTCATCGCCCACCTGTAAACTACTTTTGTCAGATACTTCGTTTCATACCACAAAGATAAAAATTCCATATCCATGTGGCAATTCGGATCAAGTTTTAGACCAGTCATCGTGAAATACGCATCTAATTTCTCTTGTAATGTTGCCTCCTTTGGTTGGGAGACAACCGGGTCAGTGCTTTCGCCCTGCCCGGTAGTGTTAGTTAATTCTTCACTCATTTTCTTTTTGATTTAATTGGGGTTCTGGTGCCGGTTGCGGTGTAGACAACGCGTCATAATCTGCTTTACTCAAAGAATGAGCCGTTGTCCCTGCCTGCCAATCTTCAACGCCATATGTGAACGTTGTAAGGCCATCTCCGGTAGAATCGTAGTTTGTTTCCAGGCAAACCAACGGAGCGCCCAGCCCATACACGGTACACTGACCGCTTTGAAATTCAACCGCTAGAACTAATTCTGCGCGCTGCATGTGGCTAACTATCCCTAAAGGGGTTTCGCTCGAGTACGCCGTGTTTGACATCGCGAAGTCCTTAAAAGTCACCGAGACATCATATGCGCCGGGTATTATGTCCTGCGACTTCATACCTACCGTAAGCGTCATCGAGTTGTTGATAACGGTAACGTCGTACGCTTTGGCCGAAACTACGCGCGTGATTTTTGCATTGTTGCCCGGTACTACGGTAAAACTCGCAATATCGGAAGCGTTAAGAAGCTTCGCCCCTACTGGACGAGCGCCACCCGTAGCGCCACAAGGCATAGCCAAATTTGCCGCTATTCTTCCTATACATGCCATATTATTTTTTCCTTTCTTTTTTAGTTAATTACTATCCTACCGCTGCCTCATAAAGTGCATCGTACAAAGAAGACCCAACACTTAGTGTATCTTCCCCTATTACGTTTTCCGGGGTCTCCAAGGTGAGCGTAGTCCAGCCCCCGTTATCGTGAGTGGATGAATCTGCCGAGGTAGCCGACATTCCGCAATATAACCCGTAAGCTCTTGCAAATGTGTCACCTTGTTTTTTTGCCAAAATGACGAAAGAGCCATTAGTGGCAGCCGTCTTAATGTTACGTATTGCGGTGCTATTTTCCCCCATAATGGTTATGTTTGCCGTATGCGTATAAGCATTCGGTGCGCCCTCGTTAATCTTTAGGGCTTCGGACATAACAAGAGAACGCTTAACGGTGTCAATCTTGTATGCTTTCGCGCCCGAAGTTAGGGCTAAGGCGTCAACCGACAAGCTCGCCTGCGTAACGGTAAAACTCGCTATATCGGCTTTATTAATGATAATCGCGCTAACTAATCCAGTTGCGCCAGTGTCGCAATCATAGGCAATTGCGCTTGCCAATTTTGAAATACATGCCATATCTTTAAGCTCCTACTTTTGATTTGATTGATGCAACTGCGGCTGATGCTGCGCGCATAAAATAATTCCCTGCCGAGCCCTCCGAGGCTGATAGAGTAACTGTAGCAAGCCCTGCATTAGCGTTGCTGTCCCAGTCCACACCAGAACACTCTAAGGGGGATGTATAGCCGACGATTAAGTTTGCGCCGTCGTTACGTTCGACGAGCACATAAAACTTTCCTGTCAGTAGTGAGCGTACGCGCAAATCGGCGCTGATGTCTGTCATTGACATTTTAAACATTACAGCAATATCCAATTTAGCAGAAACGTCCATAGCCCGGACGGCCGAAGTCATCTGAATGTTTTGTTTATACCCCTCGACGAGAATAGTAACCGCACGCGGAGCCATCTCAGCGGTTACTACCGTAGAATTATCAATGCCCCCCACCCTAAATACCACATCGTCGGTGTGAACTAAGTATATATTTTTGATGCCAACCAGCGGAATTGTACACCCAACCGTGACGTTTCCTGTAAGCTTAGTTAAACAACCTTTTGCCATATTATTTTGAAATGAAAAGGGGCTGGGTTAATGTCCCAACCCCTTTGATTAGTAAATGAATTTATTATACTCTTGCAGTTAACCACAACTGCATTTTCTCGGGCGCTACCAGCATAGCATCAGCCGCGAACGAAGTCTGTGAGTAGTAGTTACGGCTCTTGGCGTCCTGGATGAACGGAGCGATAACCGTACCGGCGCTTTCAAGTGCAATCTGAATGTTGTCTTTCGGAGTGAAAGCGATAAACGCTGTATCCGAACCATCAGCCGTTGCGGCATTAGAAACGTGTCTCAGCTCGTTAATCTTGTAGCCCTCGAAGTAATACACCGGGCGGCCGTCTACGATGTCGGACTGCGCTACGCTGTTATCGCGTGTCTGCAACAAGTTCTTATACAAGCGCATAACATTAGACGTAACGAAGAATTCAGAGCTATCCAGTGTATCGGGGCGTTGTGCATCAATAGAACCACGCAATGCATTGAGAACACCGGCTGTGTCGAGAGCCAAAACTTTCTCGGTCATTGTGCTGTCCTTGAACTGCTTGATAATACCGCCGTTAGTGAAGATACCGTAACCCGTTGCGGATTCCTCTACGTTACCGTCCAACCAAGCCAAACGAAGCAAGTCAGCTTCCAATACCTTCAATACCTCGGACTGAATAAAACCAGCCAATTCGGTTTCAGAGAAGTTGTCATCAAGGTTGATACCCTTCGCTACCATCTTACCCCACAAGCTTTGCAAACAGATTTCAATAGGGAGTTCGATAGGCGCGTGCTGATAATATTTAACCTTGTTAGATACGCTATTGTAGAAATATTCACCGTTACACCCTGCCGATTTACGCAGCGCCTTGTCGGCTGCTGTAAGGGAAACAACGGGCGTACCGTTCGGAATACCGTTCATTACTGTGATACCTTGTGAGATTTCGCCAGCCAGTCCGACTGTCAAAGAAATAACCTCGTTAAGTGAGTTGAGGTTTAATTTGTTAAGGTCTGTAAATGTAAAAGCCATAGTCTTTTGTTTTTAGTTATTTGTTGTAAAATCTTTTAGCTGCTTCTGCTACAGCCTCTTTAGACAATTTTGTTTCTTTCTTCTTCGGCATGTTAATCGCTGGCGCACCGGGTTTCGCTGTCGCTCTGCTAAACCGTGCTGTCATAGCTTCCAGCGAGGCGGTAAGTGCGGAAACCGATTCCTCCAAAGCCGCCATACGGTTTGCGAACTCTTCGGGTACATCAGCGGTTGCCGGGGTTTCAACTTCAGTCTCCTCAACTTCCTCTTCTGCCTTAGCTTCTACGCTTTCAATAACACCGTTTGCAATGGTGACAACCAATACACCGCCCTCTACTGCAACTTCTACTTTGCCGTCCGGGTGAACGTTGCCCTCGCTATCAAACACCTTGTCTCCGATAGCCATAGCTTCGCCAGCCGCTTCAATCGTGATACTCGCACCATCTACAGTTTTTACCGTCTCGGTTGCAAAGCTCGACTTTTTGAATAGCTCTGCAAAAGAACTAAAAAATTTGTTCATCTTCTTTTCGTTTTGATTATTAAATAAGCTTGTGGTGGCTGCTGGCAGACCTACCAAATCACATGAGTATAACTCAAAAAATTTGGTAACGTCCAGCACGTCACCGTTTAATGTCTGATTGCTGATACCTACCACCGAAACGCCCAGCATATCGGGTTCGTTCTTTATCATCTCGGAGATGAATTTTGCCTCCGATGGGTAGGCGGCTTGTAAGGCTTCGGATAATTCCAAATCGGCATACGCTACGCCGTCCTCGTAGACGAAATTAACGAACTTGCCTAAATACCCGTCGAGCATATCCGCCCCGTTGTGGGTGCGTCTGCAGTGGATAGGCTTAAGGTTGCCGAGCGTTACAATGCTTTGAACTGCGGTCTCCGTAATGACTAACGGGTATTCCTTGCCTTCGTATGTCCCGTAATTGGTAGTAACCCCGGCTTGGATAATTCTAAGTTTTCTAAATTCCATATAGTTTCCTTTTGCTGTAACACGTGCAAAGATAGGCAGTATATAGTAAACTGCCATCTCTGTACGAGTTAATGGTTTAAAATGTCGCCAGCCCCCGGACTACCGAAACGTCGTTCTGTCCGCTGTTGATGTCCTGCACCGATACAACCGGGTTGGGCATGCTCATCACCGCGTCGATAACCACCCCGGCGAGTTGGTTAATGCTTTCGTTTGATAGATTCGTGCTCCCGGCTTGCTTGACTACCCGGTTGGCTTCGGAAAGCCCGGCAACCATACCGCCATCAGCAAACTTGTAAAGCCCCGACGTACCGAATGAGTTGCCCCCGTGTGCTTCATTGAGTGCAGACAGTGCGTTAATCTCGGCGCTCGCTGTCTTCTTCATGATATAGACGTTTTCACCGCCCTCTGCCTCGAACACCTGCCCGTTATCGCCCCGGAACGTTACACCGCCTTGGGCATGGGAACGACCGTATATCTGCCCACCTTTTGCATACTTCTTAACGGAAGTGTTAATTTTCGTATCGGGGTCTTTCTGCTTCGCAATCGTAGCGACTTGTTTCATACCGAAAGCAATAACAACAGCGGCTTGTGCAATACCTAATATACCACCACTTGCCAGCGCTTTTGTTGCACCTAAGTAAGTATTTATTGTCGCTTGAACAACTGCAAATGCCTTACCTATGGCACTTTGTTCTCCTAACAGTGTTGACATTTGTCCTGCGAGACCTGCCGTCATTGTCAGTTCTGCGTTAACGCGTGCTCTCGTGTTCTCCTCCTTCGCCTTCTCGTATTTGGCTTGTATCAACGCGGTGTCAGCCCCTATCCTCTCGGCGTTTGCCATCTCTTGCTCATATTGCGCATCGAGTTGCATTTGGCGCCTATCGAATTCATTAGTAACTTCTGCCATCTTAAGCTCGTGAAGGTTCGCCGCGTCCGTCGCTTCTCGTTCTCTCATTAGCGCGTCCTGCTCTTCTTGGCGTTGCATCTCCAACTGTCGTATGCCCAAATTAAACTCGGCTTCCTTGTTGGCATATTCCTGCTTTGAGATGAGACCCTGTTCTAATCTGTACTTTTCAAGTTTTAAACTTTCCTCTACGTATGACTTTTCGTTTTCTATCTTCATTCCGATGGTGTCGTTTTCCAGTTCTTTAGCTTGCATTGAAAGGTTAAGAGCCGTTAACGCTGTTTCCATCTGCTTTATGGTAGCTTCTTGTAAAGCGCGCTTTTGGTTCTCCGCGTCTTGTGCTGCTTTTATTGCGGCTTGTGCCTTTGCTGCCTCGGCTGCCTTGTAAGCTGCTGCATTGGCGGCTATCTGTGCCTTTACAATACCGCTCGCCTGGTTTTCCAGCTCTTTACGCTGCCCGATATAATCGGCTTGCCGTGCTTGCAGGTCTGCCAGCGCTTGCATCTCGGCGCGTCTGTCTTCTTTGCTTGTGTAACTAAGTTCGTTTTGAGCCTTGATTTGGTTATACTTCTGCTGTAGTACGCCTATCTCGGCTTTTTCCATCTGTTTAGAAATAGCGATAGCCTTTTGGGCCGCAATGTTTCGTTCCTCTGCGGTCTTTAGCTGGTCCCCTACAATGGTACGTTGCGCTTCCAGTTCTCTACGCATCGCCGACAGCGTTACAAGGTTGTTTGTTTCTGCCTCATATATTGCAAGTTCTTGCTTTGTGAGTGCTTTGGTCGCGTTCGCTGCCTTCGTGGTCTCCTCGGTAATAAGACCGATAGATGAAAGCAAGTTGACAACCTTCTCCGATATCCATTCAAAAGCCTTTGCCACACCCCCGAGAAGCTCGGTAACGCCGTCCAGTATGCGCGAGAAGATAACCTCAAACGGAGCGAATGCCTCCTTCAGGTTTGCAGCCATCTCACTGTTACGTTTCATCAGCTTTTCAACCGTTGACACGAGAACCAGTATAACCGACACAACAGCCAATACCGGGTTGGCTTTCAACGTAGCGTTGAACATCTTTAGGGCGTTCACACCCCCCGATAGAGAGGTAGCCATAGCCGCTGTAGCCCCGGAAAGCCCTTGCGTGCTGCTCATGGCTTCCTGTATGCTTTCCGCATAGTTACCTACGTTCCTACGGTTATCGCCTACAGCCTTTTCCATGTCCTTAAGGCGGTCGCTTATCTCCTTTGTTTCGGTGACAAGCTTCTGCCCCTCGTCCGTGTTGTTGCGCGTCGCTGCACTCATTGAGTTCAGCTCCCTGGTGTTCTTTGCAAGCTGCGCACGGAGCGCGTCTACGCTGTCCTCTTGACTGTTTAAGAGTGTCATGTTCGTCTTTATCTCGCGGTTATTATCGGAGATTGACGCGTTGACATCTAACAACTGCCTTTTCAATTCTATTTGAGCCTTTGCCGCATCGCCTACCGCCTTTTTATACTCGTCTTGACCAATTGTCCCAGCCTTGTACGACTTGCCTGCCTCGTCCAACTGTTTCTTCTCGTCCTTAAGCGCTGCCATTAGCTGGCTCTTTGTTTCTGCCAGCTCTACGGACTTCGCTATAAGAGCGTCCAGCCCATCAAGGGCTGATGACGTATCAAACGAAAGGTCTAATAGAGTAACTTTTTCTGCTGCCATAATCCAAATTATTAATTTTTAACTGCAATTAACGTAACGTTTGCCTTTCCTGTTGATGGGTCCCAATCGCTTATCGTTCGGAGATAAAACCAGTAGTTAAGCTCACCTACGAAATAAAGCGCGTCGGACTTCATTTTCTGTATATCAAAATATGATAGGTTCATTTTAGCCGTCACCTGCCACCCAGGGGAAAAACGGTCATAATGCCCTGCTATCGTAGCACGGTAACCGCTCGCACGGCTGAAATAGTTATCCGGTACGTACGAGCCTGCCAACCTAATCATTGAGGCATATGGTCTTTGTGCACCAGGGTTTACCGGGAACGCGCTCTCACCTACCGTCTCCTGCGTAGAAATGGCGCCACCGTAACCGCCTACTGTCTGTTTAAGCGAGCCTACCTGTACCGCGTACGTTCTTGCAGCGCCCGCGGCTTCTGCAATCTTTATGCTTGATTTGTCAATTTTCCCCGTCCAATCAACCCGGTACGTAGAAATAGTAGACGGGTTGATAAACGGTTTGAGCGTCAACGCAAACGGGCTTGATTTAAATTCATACGTCCAACAAAACGCTTTGCAGAATGCCTGCACAATCCCGAAAGGCGTATCTATTCCCATTGTCTCTACTAAGTCCCATGCATAGTTAGGGGCTGTGACCGAATTAATCTTGAACGATATGAAATACCCTTCCGTATTCGGCACCGTAGTAATCGGCGTTCCCGAATATACCATAGACGAGGCGGAGGTAGTGAAACCGAAGTTCAAATCGTGTGTCGGTCTTGGCGTAACCAAACAAGACTGAGAACCCGGCTTTACCGGGCTGTACTTGTAATTGCCGTCGGGTCTTACCGCACCGCGATCAAACGCCAAAGCGAATGTACCGCCGTTGCTTCTAAGATAAACGGTAGCAGGAGCAGAAGGTGGGAGAACAATAAACGAATCGTCGGTAAACCTTAAATCGAATTCCGAACCAACCATATAGGTAAAACACGTGGCTACCTCGTTGTTCTCCGCTATCATGTAGTTGAGTGCATATACGGAGCCGTCCAGTCCGTCGTGCGCGCCCTTAAAAACTAATTGACTTTCAGCGTCCTTGTATTCCCCTGCCTTTTTAGTTACCCGGTCGGAGATGTATGACATAAGCACGGGCGTTGACCCGTTCGCCGCGTATATCGTAGGTATGGTAACGTTGTTCGGGTACGCATAATTAAGGCTATCTATATACGTCGAAAACTGATATGCTGGTGTTTCCATTTTAGGTATGGCAACCACCGGGGCGCGCAATGTCGAAAGCTTCGATATGTTTTCTATCAGTTCAAGGCTATACCCGTCCTCGTCTGCCGTTACCCGTACACGGAACAAGCCGCTACCGAACGGAATATTGAAGCCCCCGAAATACAATTTGGCATGGTACGGGGATGTCCTTGTGAACACCCCCGGGAAACGCTCGGAACGGAACACACGGTCATTCACTTCTGACCGGGGTACGTTGATTGTCCCGGAGTAACTAACCGTTTGCTCCGTGAATTTTAGGGGGTCGGGGTTGTTGATAGTCAGTTTTACCGAGCTAGCGGAAACACCGTCTATCGCTTCCCCATTAATTCGTATCGTTAAGTCCATATTGTTAAGGTTCTACAATTTCAAATTTGCATTTAAACGCGGCTACCCGTCCCGTCGCGCCGCCTTGTATGTTCAGCGCGTTCGGGTTCTGTATTGTAACGCGTGCCCACTGCTTAGTAGCCAAAGGGAATACCCCGGCAACCTCGCCCGAACGTGAAAGCCAATACAGCGCATTTTGGTTATCGTCCGTTACTACTACGTTTATCGTAACGTCGTAGGACAACACACGGTTGCCGCCCGAGAAGTTAACCAAGTAAGTGGGCACGATACGGTATTGGTCAAAATACATCGTATCATAAGCCCCTTTGCTGTTAAGCCACCGAAGCGTTACCCTTTTATTAGGGTCAGAGCAATACGGGTATTTACGCTCAAAACGTGCGTAGCCCCATACGTTGGCATCGTTTGCGGTTCTGAACTCTCTAAAGCTCTGATTTGAAGCTTGCGAAACTCCGACATTCATCCACTCCGCAGATGTACCCGTACCGTTAGTCCTAACCCGTAGTCTACCGTTCGAGTTTGCGGTTTGCTGCCCGTACCTTAGAGCAAAGTTAAACGGTGTACCCGTTAACGGACTGTTAAGGAACGACGAGCAAGAAAAATCAAGTTGGTTAAACAGTCCGTTACCGTAGTCGGATAGATTAATAGTGCTCGCGTCCCAAGCGTTACGCGCGTTTGCTACCGGGGCGTGTATAACGCGCATATAGATAGATTTTGATGTACCCTCCATGTATTGCATTTGCACCAAGTCGACGAAATCAGTAAATCCCAAACCTGCGTTGATGCTCTCCGTTATACTCGGTGTCGCAGCTGCCATCACCGACATATCCAATATCGCGCCCTCGTATGGTATGACTACAGCCGTTGCCTTGGCAACCCCATTACGTGAAAAGATAAGGGTCATACTGGTAACCGAGCCTACCTGCTCGAGTCGTATAGGTCTGTATATGCCTGCGCCTATGCCGCCTATCGTCAGAAAATCGGCAGCGGTTGCAGTAACGTTGTTAACTAGATTTCTTACTATCATTGCTTTTTGGTTAAAATGGTTAATATCTCCGCCCTTACTATCCGGGACACCTCTACTGCAATACGTTGCACCATCTCGGGGGTTAGTATCTTGCTTGCTACGCCGCCTTCGTTGTGCTCGTTGGGTACACGAATACCGTCGCGCTTGATAACGTATGCTATCGCGTATGCCGCTTCTTCGGGTATGTCCGTACCGGCGTTCGCGTTCTTGTCTTTTATCCATTGCTTAATGGCAGAAACGGGTGGGAAGCTACCAGCCGCCCTCCCCTCTTCCATCTGATAGATGTATGCCGGGCTTTCTATCTTCACGCCGCCTGCATACTCTATCACTTCTGTTTCCCTGTCGAAGCGACCCGAAGCGTTAAGCCCCATGCGATAGTAGTTAGCTACTATCTCGTCGCGTATCTGCCTAACTAATTGGGTAACTTCTTTGTTCATTGTTAAATATACTTAAACCAGCTAAAATGTTTCCTTGTCTTCGGGTAATCTACGTTGTGCTCGTTGCCGTAGGCTTCCTTCTCAAAGCTCATGCGGTCATACGGCTTGTCGTTCGGGTCGCATGGCTTCTTCTCGAAGCTCCAACCGAAGAAGCGAATAACGTATTCAATACCGTACCACAAATAAAACGGCACGTACAGCATTTCGCGCATCTGCATCGTGTGAATGTGTTCGTGCCTTAGCGTCTTCTCGCTAATTACCGCGTTACCACGAACGAATAGAACGCCGAATAGGTTAATAGCTTTGAAGCCTTTGACCGGGATAAATTTGTTTCTGATGATTTTCATGTTTTTTTTGTTTTTAAACAGCGCACAAAAGTACGAAGTAAACCACGAGAAAGCAAACGGCGTTAAGTTCACGCCCCGTACTTGTACGCATCGAACGTTGCCTCCCAGCCCGATTTGATGGTGTCGTACTGGTTCTGTACTTTAATGATACGCAGCGAGCCAATCTCGTAGCCGCATATGAAGCTCTTTAGCATCTCGTGCAAAAGCAAGTCGGTGCGTATCAAAGTTGCTATCTCTACGGCGTCGTCTCGCATATAAGCCGAGGTACCCATGCAGCGGATAACAACCGTATAAGCACTTGACCCCGGTACGTTCGTGTCCGTATAGCTTCCGCTTGTTATGTCAAGCGTAAAAAAGTCGTCACTCAATTCGTTAGCCGCTACGTTCTGTACGGCGGTATCTCCGAATATCAGCGTTTTGCCCAGTGCTGTAGCCCGGGCGTTCGCTGTGTTAATTATTGTTTCAAAAGTCATGGCTACCTATTTCTCATTTGTTGTTTCTTCATTTCTCGCTTCTCCTTCTCTATCTCGTCGTTACGTTTGGCGATAGCCAGCATAGCGTCCGAATAGTTGATTTGCTTCGCGTCCTCAAAACTACAGTGGAAAAGCTCTGCCGTAATCTGCACAAGCCCGAGAAGGTTCTTCGCCTGCTTTATATTCTCATCGCCCGTCAACGCGCTTTCGCCCGTCTGCTTCATGTTCTGAAACACGACTTGCTCGAGACCGTCCGCAATTTCCATCTGTGACACTATGAACTTATCGAGCTTCGCAGCGTCGAGAATCGTCTCGGGTTCGTAGTTATCGTCGGTCCACGCCTTGATACGCTCGTTTGCGTCCTCTGCACGGCGCGTTTCAAGCATAGACCATAGAGTTATACCCTCAACGTCTCTAAGTCTGTACACGGCCTTCCCATTGCGCGTAGCGACTTGTGAAGGTCGGCAGTATTTAATCATATCCTTAAGCAACTTTTCCTCGTCCTTGGTTATGCGTACCGTGCCGTTTGCCGGTAGGTTAGCAACTCTTAATAAAACCTTTCGGTTGTTGATCGCCGTTATGCGATATATCCACTTCAAAATAAACTTTTTCATTATTTGGGTCTGTATTTACGTATCAAGAAGTCCACACCGTAACGGAGCGCGTCGAGTGCGTGGTTCCACGCGTCTATAGCCTCGTTGGTGTATGTGTCCGATACCTCGTCCTTAATCCATTTGTAGTTATCCAACTCGTCAAGCAGCTTAACGGAACGCTTTGTTACGTGCAGCTTGAACTGCTTCACTTGTGCAATGCCTGCTGCCACCGAGCCGCGCCCCTTGACACACGGTATTGCCTTGATGTGCTTTTGCTGTAGCTCCACGATGCTCTTCTGTTCTGCACTATCACACACGGTTACAACGCGGTTCAGTGCATTAGCGTTCAAGTAGTCCGCTATATGGCTATTCAGTAGACCCTGCTCATAACAAAGCAAGTCTACGAACAAGTCCCAGCCCTCCATGCGTATATCCACTATCGCGGTGGGGTCATTAACGAAACCGAAGTCAAGCCCCAGGCATCGACCCGTGTAGGTTTCCGGCATATCGTCTATAACCTCATATTCGGGGTAAACGTTACCCTCCACGCCGCCCGTCAAGCCCTCGCCATACACGCGCCACCAGTTGGCGTCGTCCTTGTTCTTCTCGATGGCCGCCACCTGCTCGGGGGTCAAGTACGGGTTGTCCTTGTACGTCGAGTGTATCGTGGTGTATCTGTCACCTACGAACTCGGTCTCGCCCCAGAACTTACGCACGGGGTTATAGTCTATAATAACTTTCTTCCTTGTTCTGATATCGAGCTGCCTAAAGATTTCACGCGGTATGCTTTGTGCCTCGTTGACGAAAAGTATATCGCGTGCCGGGCCGTGCACTTTACCTGCGTTATCGCACGAGAAGAACTCCATTATTGTGCCGTTCGGGTATTCGTAGGTGCTTTCCGTTTTATTGAATTTGTTCTCGTCCCAGTAGCCCTCGGCTGCCACCATAGCCTTGAAGTCCCGGAGCATACCGCGTTTGACCATCGGGAGCGTAGCCGCTACGCACGAGATAACGAGCGGCTGGGGGTTGCTCAAAGCCAGTATGTGCAACATCTGCAGGGTTGCCCATGTCTTGCCGCTACGTGTACCGCCTTTGGAGGCTACTCCCCGTATCTTCGGGTCTACGAAAGCCGCCAGTATCTTTTCAAAAGTAAATGTAACGTTCATGCTCTAAATGCCCCCTAACTTTTGTAGGTTCTTCACCGCATCCTCGGAGAGTACGTTAACCTGCATAGCCTTCGTGCCTGCCTCCTTGCCATTGCTTGTAACGTCCTTAAGGTCGCGTAGTCCTCTAAGCTTCGCCATGTAGTTGGCATCAACCACACCGGCGAGCGCGCTCTCGTCCATATCGGTTGCTATGAGTTCGGCGATAAGGGCGTACCCGGTCAAGAGGTTGGCCGCATCTTCGTTCCCATCGTCTGCCAGCTTTTCAAGTCGTGCGCCGTTCTTCTTGAACGTTCGCAAAGTCCACCCGATGAAAAGACAGAAGCCCCCGAGCGAGGGCGCGCGTTTCTTCTCTATGGGGACTTTTTGCCCGGCGGCGTTTCCGCCTTTTAGGACTTCATAAGTAATGAACGGGTTCCGCGCGCAAAAGTTCATGTACTCGGCTACATAATCTACGCACTCCTCGACGGTAGCCAACGTTGCGCCCTTGCAACCGCGCGTCTGCACAATCTCATAAAGTTCCTTGCACTTCTTCAAATCTGTTTTAGGGGCTGGAGCTTTGCCCGTCGCTTGTCCCTTGGTAATTGCTGCCTTCGTATCGGGGGCGGCTTCCTTCTTTGCTCTCCCTGCCATAATCTGTTAGTTGGTATTAAAGTATCGCACGTGTGCGCTCGCGGTCTCTTAAAGAGATGCACGAGTAGTAGACCAGTATTCGGACTATTCCAGTAGTTGGACTATTCACGTCGCTTTCAATCATGGCACAAAGGTAGGCAACAAATCGCAGCGGACCAACCGACGGGCAGTTAGGCATTTTTTACAAATAAAGTTTACAAATGATTTATCTTTACACGATTTTGGGCTTGTGTGAGTTAACTACCTGTCTCACTGAACGTTACAAGCACTTACACAGACACACACTTGTTTTCATAAACTTTTATTTAGAATATAGTATGTTTTATACCCTCCAAAATACACTTTTTTCCAAAATAATGTTTTACCCCCTTTTTACTGTGTAATCTGTGTAAATACACATAATATATTATAATAGAGGGGATTATCTTACACAGAGACTTACACAGACTACTTTTTCGTCTGTGTAAAGTGTGGTTAAAATCTGTTAAAATGGAGACCTCTTTTTTCTAATTATAAACAAAAGCCCGAATCTGACATTTTGTAATCAGATTCGGGCTAATCGCTATCATTTGGTTTGCCTATAGGCTTTCGTAGAGGGCACTATCATACTGCTAACTCCTATATGCAAACCGCTTTCATTATGTCAATTTCCACCCGAGCGAATCCCTATGCCAATACCACGTTTGAGACGTCCCGTTCTTGAACGTTGATACCCTTTTTATTCTTCCGTCCGGGTCAATTCCGTAGGTTCTTGTTATGTCCTGCTCGTTTCTTTTCTCCTCTGCGAGACGTGCCTCGTCTCTGATAAGGTACTGCCTTTTATTAATCGGCTGCTTATACGTGAAGTCCTGGGCTGCCACATACTTTGCCAGCTTATCAACCCATCCGTTGCAGAGCTTGGCTTCCACATAACCGCGCCCGTACTTATCCTTTGTTACCCCGGCGGTATAACCGTACCTTCGTGTGAACTCCCATATGATGAATACATGGCAGTTGAGGCATACCGCCATATCCATAAAACTAACTTTCCTCATGCACTATGTTTTTAAGCTTTATATACTTGTAGTATGCCCCGGCCCGCGGCTTCTTCATGAACACGTCCCCGTCTAGGCCCCTTAAGCCTTCGGGCATGTCCCACGCGCCCACCTCGTCCGCTACGCTTTCGTGCACCTCTGCTATAAACACGTCTTTTAGGCTCGTATAGCCCACTACTCTAATACCGATAAGGTATTCCGCTTCGCCAACCTTTGCGGATGTCCTGTCGCCCCATTTAAGCTTATGGGGAAGCCTTGGTTCTTTAATCATTTTCTTATTTTTAGTTAAACACTCCATTTCGTTACTCGTCGTACTCCCCGTCTATATTACGGGCTGCAAATTTAGCTACAAACCACAAACCGGTTACCAAACCGGCCCCAATTGCTATTCCAAATAAACACATTAATGCTTCCATGCCTTTTATATTTTTGATGATACATTTTCTAAACCGTCTCCCGTTGTCACGCCGTGCATATCGTTCCAGCCGACTACCGCACCGGCAAATTCGTTCTCCTTGGTGAATACCGCACGACCCGCGTACAGTATTGCGAAATCTTTGTTTCCAATCATATCGCTAATCTATTAAACTGCTGATACCGACATACCAATATCTTTCGCACTTTTTAATTATTGTGTCATAAAATCCTAAGGTCGTCCAGCCCTTACTCTGCGAAGCGTCTACTATCAGCATTCCGGGATTATCCGTGTCGCAGCTGTATCCGACTATTTCCAAAATTTTACCGTTGCATCGGACATGACGGCCGATATACTTTAACATCGGGTGTGCCTCTTTCTTTTTAGGCTGTGAGTACATCTCTCTAACTGCTTTTGAATGCTTTTCCATAATCTCTGTTTTTAAATCGTTGATACAAATACAACGCTTTTCCAGTTACATCGGTTCTTTCGTTAACATCATTTAGATATTAAACTATCTTTCAGCGATAGCCCGTACTCTAATTGCTGTAGCTTGAAATTACGTTGTATACTGTCCGCCGCGTTCTGTACTACGGTGCAGCCTACCAATAATAGCAGGACTGCGATAACCGTTATTGACTTTTTCATTTCTTACTGTAGAACTCCACAAGTTCTTTAATACTCTGCATAAGCCCGTCTTGCGTCTGTTTCTTGCCTTCCAGGGATTTTACTATCCTTTCGTCTACCGTTCCCGTGGTTAGGATGTGATGAACGGTTACGGGGTACATTTGCCCCTGGCGATATAACCGGGCGTTGAACTGCATGTATAGTTCCAAACTCCACGTATTGCCGAACCATATAAGCGTATGCCCACCTTTTTGCAGATTAAGCCCGTGTCCTGCGCTCGCCGGGTGCGTTACAAGCACTTTAATCTTTCCGGCGTTCCAGTCGGCTGCCTGCTCGGGCTTCTCCAGCTTGACGGGCTTATATGCCCTTAGCCTCTTCATTATTCGGTCGAGGTCGTGCTTGTACGAGTAGGCAACCAATACGGGCGAGCCGTTCGCGGCCTCCACGAGTTCCTCGAGTTTCTCTAACTTCTCGTCGTGCAACTCGGTAACCTTTCGGTCGGCATCGTATATCGCACCGTTCGCGAATTGCTGTAGCTTATTAGAAAGAGCTGCCGCACTTGCCGCGCTTATCGGCTCGTCCGAGTTGACAAGTTCCAATACTTGTTCCTTCTCGAACTCCTTATACTGTGCCAGCACTTTAGGGGGCAGCTCCACGCGGTCGTATATGTCGATGCGGTCGGGCATCTTTAAATAGTCCTCTGCGGTCATCGATAGGGTTATGTCGCTAATAAGGTCGCTTATCTGCTTCTCCGTTTCCTCCTGTGGACTTTTCAGTACATGACTGAACACTATATCGCCGTTCCGTTTATCGGGTCTAAAAAACCTATCCCTGTACGCTGTGATTGATTTACCGAGCCTTTGCCCTTGGTCTATCAAATACATTTGCGCGAATAGGTCTATCAGTCCGTTTGGCGACGGTGTACCCGTCAAGCCCACTACTCGCGGTATAAACTTCCGCACCTTTCTAAGGGCTTTAAAACGCTTTGAGGCATAGTTCTTAAAACTGCTCAATTCATCGATAACAACCATATCGTAGGGAAGCTTGATACCCCCGTACTCCATTACGAGCCATACAATATTGTCACGGCTAATCGCGTATATGTCCGCTTGCCTCTCGTAGGCTTCCCGGCGCTGCTTAACGGTACCGTCGATAACGGATATAGTCAAGTCCTTAAGGTGTGACCATGCCTTAATCTCATCGCTCCAGGTAACCTGCGTTACTTTCTTCGGGGCAATTACCAGGCAATTGGATATGATGCAATTGTCTAAAAGGTCTTTGATGGCGGTTAAGGTTGTTACTGTTTTCCCGAGGCCCATATCAAGGAACAACGCGCAAAACTCGTTGTCTATGATGTGCTGCACTCCCCTTACCTGGTATTCATGTAATTGCTTTCTTTCTAACATAACGTTGCTTTTATCATTGCTAACTGGGCCTTGAACTCATGGAGAGCCGCCGGGGTTATGTGCCCTATTACTCTATCGTAATCGGCAGCGCACTTAATGCGCTGACCGTTGATTACTATCTCGGTGTGTCCTGCGATACACTTTAACTTTAAATCTATATAGTTTACCATAGCTTTATTACTTCATTAATTTTGTTTTATAGAATATGCAAATGCTTTTGAAATCCTGCTCCTCCGATACGTACCCCAGTGCTTTACGCGATAGGAAATTAACGTCCCGGGTAATATCCTGCTGGAGCTGCTTTAGAATTTCCTCGGTGTTACCGAACTTATCGTCATGGACATACAGCGCGCCCGACTTGATTCCGAAGTACATACTTAAACGGTATTCGATTTCTTCTTTTAAGCTTCTCTTTTTCATGATTTCTGTTTTTTAATTTGCTGCTACAAAGATAACCCTTTTCCCGGTACGTCGTTTATTTCCTTAACATTTCTTAAGAAAAAACTTATTGCAGCGTCCCTGCTTTCCAAATCGTCGATAACAAATACTTTGAAGCCTAAAGCCTCTAACTTGCTATGTATTAGTAATTGTACCTTAGTTGGTTTCTTACCCGTGGTCTTTATCTCGGCAAAGCCTACATGCCCACCCTGGCAAAGTATCATTCTATCGGGCAAACCTTTTATAAAAGTGGATAATAGCTTTATTACCCACACCCTTTTTGTTCGGTTAAGCTTCTCCGCGAATGTACGCTCTAAATCCTTTTCACTTATTATATCCTTCATTTCTCAATTTGTTTTCAAATACCACTGTTTCGGAGAACTCCCCGGCATCGTGGTCTACTGTTGTTGTATAGATGTGCCCGCTATAATAGCCCCTGTACTTTAAAATCTCTCCGTTATGTACTATCTCGTCCCCGATACCATACGCATATTCTTGCCTGCTTATCATAACGTAAATTGAATTGCTTTATTTTCTAACTTAACATTGCTTAAGAACTCGGGGTACGTACCATCTGCACGTTTTGCCGACATATCACGGTATGAAAACTTGTTGCCTTTCGTTCCAAAGTAGCGGAGCAAATACCCATTGCCCGCTATGATATAATCGTGCTTCTCGTAGAGCGTACCTATGTACCCTATCTTTAGCGAGCTTCTGTGGCTGCCAAAGAGGCTGGCATATTTTAGCTTGAACGTCCGGGGCGGTAGGTGCGTTTCTGGGGTGTAATACCAAGTCCCATATACCGAAAGGTCTGCATACAAGTGTTCGCCCGCTGCGTTGACACCCAAGTACATATAGGGGGTGTTACCAGCCATGAACACCGAGTAGCCGACATACTTACCGTTCCACTTCTCGCCCTCGGTATAGAACATTGCTGGCTTCATTGTCTCGTCCAAGCAAAATACCGTTGTGTCGTCGCTTTCGCCATCCCATACGGGCTTTTCTGCCTCGGCTGGTGCAACTACCTTGGTTTCCTTTGAAACTTCCTTAGATAGCTCCGAAATGCGATATTTGCATATGTGGATAATCTTTTCGTAGTCGAGCGTCCGCTCCTCCCCTTCCTTGCTGCGTAGCACGCGTTTCACTATATCCGCGTCCCAGGGGTTAAGGCTATATTCTTTCCATATATTCCAAGGTTGAATTATGTGCCTACTATAATCAGACTTTCCTATATGGTAACTTTGACAGCTCTCTTCCGTGGTTTTCAAAATACCCAAGTTCAGCAAGTGCTCTATCTCTTCCCTGTTTAGCTTCATCAATTGAGTTAAATCTTCCTCTGTTCTCATATTCATTTCTTTTTTTTTTTTTTTTTTTTTATTCTTACTACCCATTTATCTGACTCCTTGTCATAAGATACTCCTGTTATCCCCGAAGTATTATTTCTTCTTTTTGG